GTCTATTAACACTCGCCTTGCCGATGCTATTGGCAGGCTGCAGCAGCGCGAAAGTCGCGGTAACTCCTCCGACAGTGCCAGAGCTTGTAGTGCAGCCAATGGAAGCCAACTTTCAAGAGAGGATGCAGAGTTTCTTACAAGGGAAGTTGCCAGAGCAGACGAAGCCGTAACTAGGCTTAATACCTGTGTGCAGCAATACAACAAATTACGATAATGTCGGACTTTATTTATAACTGCCGACAAAACAGTACAATAACTTAGGTATAAAAAAAAGAGCCTCCGAAGAGGCCCTGTTAAGCCCAACGCCCTAGACTACCAGAAAATCATTGTGCGAAGCACGAAAAGGTCTATGACCAGTGCGTTACAGTCTTCGATCTCTGATACAAACTCAATACCGAGCATCATGCCAGAGATAAGGTGAAATTCAATAACCATTATATCTCGCAGTGACCAGCAACGCAGGCCAGTGTTTGAGCACCTTCGACATTATCGTCTTTCTCACTGAGTAGATTCCAGTCAATGTGTGCAGGCATCTTTGATAGCAGTTCTTCGTAAGTCTCTTTAGAGCACTCCTCATACGGAGCTTGACGATATGTACCACCATCCCACGGCAGGAACGACACACCAGAAACTTCATCAAAGTGTCGCCATACCCATGCGCCAACATCCATCCACTCATCTTCTTTGACACTAATAGTCACTGACGGCTTATGCTCGCACCAGTGACGCTGATACATCAACCATAGGTCGAGGTGTTGCAATGCTGTTAGATCGTCACGCAACCGTGCTCCTTCTGGAGCCTTCATCGGAAAGGAGAAGACTACTGTGCTGTCTGGTCGCATTACGCAATCTTCGGCAGGCACGCCAGCAACAGTCAGAAATGTCGAGAGAGGATCTTTCTTATCTCCACGAACACGGCGTATGTAATAGCTGCTATGTCGAGCATGAATACCAGAGGCAGAATCAACAAGTTGAGACACAGTGCCGCTAGGCTTGACACAAGTGATAGCAGTAGACCTAGGGATGCCAAGACTATCTGCAAACTCAGAATTGGCATCAATGGCGATACTTCGTAACTGTCTAAGATTCTCCGCAGTGCTTTCATTAACCTCGCCCATCCAGTGATTATCTAAAATACCTGTCAGTGAGACACCCAAGAGGCGCTCTTCTTCTGTGTTCTTTTGCCAGATCTTACGCAGATACGGGAAGTGTGTCATCGTAGACTGGAATGTACCTAAGATAGTGGCAATGCGTACCTTGCGTGCAAGTGACTCTACGGTGTCTTCTGCTCTGACGACAACTTCAGTGAGATTACAGAACTGGTACGGTCTAAGTATGATTTCAGAGCAGGGATTAGTTCCGAAATCATAATTCTTATCCCGTCGTCCGTTCTTTCCAGCCTGAGCAATCGATGCTGCTCTTGAGAAAATCCCGCGTTCTCCAGAATGAGAGTTGTAGAGGCTTGTCCATTCTTGTAAAAACTGTCCAATATCTGGTTTAGTGTTATAAGTTGCTGAGTTGTTAGCCAATGCTCGTTGGCCGTTGTGTTCCCACCATTGTCCTGATTTTGCATTCCTCATCCTATCGTCTTCTAAGTCTGACAAAGAGATCATTGCTGATCTGCGTACTCCACCCACAACAACAACTTCCCCGATCTTGCACAGAATATCATGGCATTCGAGTGATGTAAGTTTCCTACCTGCGGCTGCTCTAAATTTGGCAGTAGTGAATTTAAAAAGTTCATCCAGAGGTCCTGGTCCAGAGGCACGTCCACCAAAGGTTTTGAGCCTTGCTCCTGCAGGTCTAATTCTGGATAGGTCATACCTTGCCACTTCCCCAGAGTACAGTAAAGCGATGAGTTGGCGTAATGCCTTTGCCCATCCTTCTTTCGAATCTGCAACCGAAATAACAGTTTCAGAATCAAACAACTGGTCTGGGACTTCAGGTAACTGATCGACATATTTATGCTCCACAGAAAAGCCTACACCAGTACCACAGAGTAGGATATACATGGCCTCATCGAATGCCTTTGGGTCATCGATGGGCAGATAGCTGCAGTTGTAGCCAGCAGTGTTGTCTCGCTCCAGTGCCTTGCCAGCGGTCATAATAGCACGCATGGACGGCATCACTTCTAGGTTTAGGATAGCATTTTTTATTTCATCATACAGCGCATCAGGCATCTTATAGTCGTGCTTCTCTTTTAGGTGGTTGTCTATGAAAGCACAGTACCGAGCCACTGTCTCATTCCAATGCTCACGCCTGCCAACATCAGGCAGAAAACGGCTATAGCGACTTTTAGCAATAAATTCTGAGTAGTTATTCATCTAGGTCAATCTCCAATTCTTCAAACTTGTCTTCAATCTTATCAGCAAATCGTTCAATGATTTCTTCTGACGATATGTTCAATACCTCCAGCAATGTTATTTCATCTAGCTTCGCCATCCTTTCCATTATGTCCCTCAGTGTCAATGACATACTTACCCCTTATAATAAATTTCTTTAATCTTGTCGTAATTCGCAATTGCAAACTCTAGATAGTGCTGTGCCTTCTTTAAGTCCTCAATGCCGTTCTTTCTGTTGTGCCGCTGAACATACTTTATCACATTACATAGCCAGGGATCAAGTTCCCAATCTAGGAACACATCCCAAGGCTGGATTGCTGTTTTGTAGTGATTACCTCCTATCTGTTTGTTGGCAAGGTAGTCAGCCAATGTTTTATGTTGCTGCTGCGACATCGGCGTGCTCCTTTATTGCTTTGGTGGATTTGGACCAACTTCCACAATTCGTGCATTGGAATCTTTGGAAGGTTCCTGTGGTTGTGTAGGAGAAGCCTCGTTTTTGCAGTCGATGGCTACCGCAGTTGGGGCAACCGTCACCTCCGTAGAGGTTATGGTTAGGATGAGACTTAATCCAAGGAAGCAGACGATCATAAACTTTCTCCAATAACACAACATCCTGTTTGTTGTACTTCTCCATTACTTTCCAAGCAGCAGGATCTTTGTTCATGCACTTGACCCAAAGCTGATAGCCTTCATGGTCAGTTTTCTTTCCTAGACCCAATCTCTGTGCGATGTAGTCAAGTTTGTTGCTAGGAAAGCGAAACTCTTTAAGTGCTGAAGCAAGAATTCTTTGTTGAGCACTGGGATGTCAAACCGAGTTCCGTTGTAATGAACAACTGCGTCAGCCTCAGAGATAAGATCGTGGATCTTTCGCAGCATATATTTAGGCTGTGTGTTGTGTACGGAAGAAAACATAATCTCTTTCTTGCCGTGCCACTTAGCAGCCCAACACAGAACATAGGAAGACTCTAGCAAATGCTCTGGGCTAATATACTGATCTCGAAGGCCCCAGATGTGTGCAGTGTTGGGGCTTGTTTCGATGTCTAGCATTAGTAGTTTCAAGATTGCTCTTCCTCAGTGTAGTCAAAGTCTTCATCGATTTCTTCTTCTTTCTTACCGAATGTCTCAAAGCCACAGTCGGAATGAAATCCAAAACGATCTTCAACTTGGACCTTCTTTGTAACATCAACATAGCCAGTGCTCTCTAGGAACTTGACAAACTGATACAGCACCGGAACCCAAGTAACAGCATCGTCAAACTCGTGTTTTGCCTTGATTGTGGTTGTGTTAGGCCAGTCGCCGCTGTCGCCAACATATTCGATGTCTTCGTATGTAAATTTAAAGGTTTTCATTGCTTCTCCTCAGTAGGTCAAAAAAGTAATTACAGTCTACCACAACCAGGGGCTTATCTCTGTTTTGCTTGATGACGAGGACTGGCTCGTATCCTCGACTGTTGTCCTTCGCTTGTTGATAATGTCCATATACAGAGATTGTTGCTCTGGACTTGCATTCCACACTGATTGGTAGCTTCCGTCTTGCTGCTGGACTAAGAAGCAGGTCTTCCCCCGACACGCCCATGCTAACTGAACGAACATCGTCAGGCTCCAGTCCGAACTTTGCGATTATAAGGTCTCTTACCGTTTGCTGTAGAACTCTTCCCTTTGCTTTCGCTGATGATGGCTTCAATGTCGATTTCCTTCCTTGTTTTAATCCACGACTTCGGTATGTGCATCCTAGCGTTGCTGGAGTCCATGCTGACCGTGCTGGCGACACAAACCGCATCGTCTGCCTCTGAGATAACCCACCCAATCGTGTAGCATTTGTGGATCTCTGTTTTGGTGCTTTCTTGCCAGCCTGCATCTGCTACTGCATCAACCCATTCAATATAAACTATCGGGGCTTTTTCCAGACCTGATTTGGTTTTCTTCGAATCCATA